CTTGTATCTGGCTCGTTCTGAAGAGTCCATGAGTCTAGAGCATGAGCAGGACACAGCCGATCAGCCTATCTCACCGGAGCACTTTGAAAAACTCCGAGAAGTTCTAAACAATCAGGAGGATAATGTCATTGAGGCGTCTCGTGCGCATTGGGTGGAGGTTTCAGGAGGAGTTGAGTTCGCTAATGAACACGTGACTCGTGACTTGCTTAAGGAGATGTTGACCTTTGTTAAGTCGGTAGCAGCGCAGGACAAAGCTGATGACACAGAAGCAGAACTAGAAGCCGATGCAGGATAGCTTTGACTTGGGGCCACTCAAGTACGACTACCCAAAGTACATGTCCCCTAGTTCTATCAGCACGTTCCAGCAGTGCCCTTTGAAGTTCAAGTTTTACAAACTGGATAGGTTACCTACAGAGTCAACTGAAGCGCAACACTTGGGTTCGTTTGTTCACGAGGTGCTTGAAGAACTTTTTACTTATCCACGGGAAGAGAGAACAGAATCCACTGCTCGCAAGTTAGCCCGTGAGCAGTGGGACAACAAGTGGTCAGCAGAGTTTCATGCGCTTACAGAAAAGTGTGATGAAAACGAGTTCCGCTGGAAGGCGTGGTGGTGTATTGAGAACTATTTCGGTATGGAAGACCCTACGTCGTTTGATGCCGAAGGTATTGAAGCAAAGATGGACGGAGACATCGACGGAGTACCATTGTTCGGAATCATTGACCGCTACACAATTGAAAACGGAAAGCTAGTCATCTCTGATTACAAGACTGGCAAAAAGCCTCGCAAGCAGTACGAGTGGGAAAAGAAGATGCAGATTACTATCTACAGCATTCTTCTTAAGGCACAGACCGGGCTGGAAGTTGAGCGTGCAGAGTTGCTGTACGTTAAGTCGGGCAAGTTCGCACGTTACGATGTGGACGAGGAGCTTGAAAACGCTGTACGGGTAGAGGTCCGTAAAACGTGGGATCAAGTTAAGACGATGTGCGACTCTGGCGAGTTTGAAACTCGGACTGGTCCGCTTTGCAACTGGTGCGACTATCAGTCAATTTGTCCTGAATTTGGTGGGGGCTGATCTATGTCGCAGATGCATAACTTTGCAATTATCGTATCCGAGGATATCAAAAACAATGCTTCACAGCATGATAGGGATTTTATTCGCCTGCCTGAAAATCTTTCAATGTGGAAGGACTGCTTGTTAGAAATCATCAGTACTGTTTCAGAAAAGATTAACGAACTGGAAAGAGACATCAAGTCTTTGCGTTCCTCGTATCCAGATTTCGTTACTGATCCGGCTGCTAGTATGGAGGATCAAAAAACTAAGTCAGAGCGGTTCAGGTTCTATGCTGAAAAGCGGTTGGCAGAAGTAGACCGCTTGACGGCTCTGGGCCAGCCTGCTGACCCCTCTCTTTCGTTAGCCACGTTCTTACGAGATGCTATTTTGGCACATAAGCAACGACTTGAGACTAACGACTTGTCTACTTCAGAAGCCGACGACTGTCTGTATGCTGCGCTTGATGGAGAGTGGAAGTTCTAATGAAAATCGGATTCGCTTCTAATGACTGGTCCCGGTCTATGGTCACTCGTGATCAGACGCCGGTCATGGGCGGGTCAGGGCACATTCGGATTGGGCAGTACATTTTACCTTTGCGTAAAAAGGGCATTGAGGTTGCTGTGGGGATTCTGGCACACAACTCTATGACTGGAACGTTTGGGATTCATTCCTTTGATGCTTCTGGCGATCACTTTGATTGTGATGTGATTGTGATGCAGCGGTACATGCACAAGCAGGTTTTGCCTGATATGAAAAGGGCGCAGGATGCGGGTCAGATTATTATCAATGATGTTGACGACTGGTATTGGGGTTTAAGCGAAAAGAATGCAGCGTTTGCTGCGTCTAATCCTAAGTTGAATCCTGACGAAAACATTGAGTGGTACAAAACTATTTTACAAGAGTCTGATGCTATTTTTGCGTCTACTCCTTTTCTTGAGAAAAAGTTATTGGACTGGAATGACAATGTGTGGCTTCATACAAACTATGTCACTACTGCACAGTATAAGGATGTTCCTCCGTTTGAGTCACCGAACCCTCATAAACTGGTTGTAGGTTGGATGGGTTCGACTGCCCACAGAAGTGGTGACTTAGAGATACTTAAACCGTATAGTGATCATATAACTAAGTTTGCGACCTTTCATCACACGGGTGATATCAAAATTCCTAATGTTCCCCGCTTCAATAGGGAAATTGGTGTGAGCGCTGGTATTGTTTCAACAGCGCCATTTCTACCACCGTATCAGTTGCAGGATGGATTTTTATTTCAAGTTGGGATTGTCCCACTTACAGATATCCCGTTCAATCACGCCAAGTCCTATATTAAGGGGCTGGAGTACGCCGCAGCGGGTATTCCATTTGTGTGTTCTTACTCGCCACAGTACAAAGAGTTGACTTCAGAGCATGGGATAGGGTTGATGGTCAATGATCCGTCAGAGTACCCTGAGATGCTTGAGCGGTTCCGGGACGACGACTACCGCAAAGAGACTTCTAAAGATATCCGCAAAAGGGTAAAGAAGTTTGATATTAATGTTGGGGCGGAACACTTGTACAAAAAGATTCTGAAGATTCACAAGAACCATTGGCGTCATGAAAAGGGGTAAACCGCTTCGGCGCACTCCCCTCAAGCGAGGAGACAGTCAGTTGAAGCGCTCTCCTTTGAATAACCGTTCAAAGAAAATGAGCGATAAGTATGTGGAGCGTCGGTCACTAGTTAAAGAGTTATTGAGCGAGCAACCTTACTGTGAGGCGTGTTTAATCTTTGCAGTAAAAGATGGTAAGCCGGGGGTGGTGGGAGTCAATCATTCTATGGACATCCACGAGTTAATTAATCGTTCTCAAGGTGGAAGCATTCTACAGCGCACCAACCTACTAGCCGTGTGTCGGCTTTGTCATACTAGAATAACAGTTAGCCCCAAAGAGGCTGAGCTACTTGGCCTACATTTAGAAAGCTGGTGCAATACTGATCAGCACTTTCATGAAGCGAAAAGAGTGAGAAATGAATGGAAAAACGGAACTGCTACAAAACCTTATTGGTTCAGCGACTGAAACACATCCAGACTTATTAAATGATATTAACTTGTTGTCAGGCGGCTTTGCTGACAAGGACTTACCTTGGCTTGATAGAGAAAGCGTTGGCGACTCACTTTTAAGTCAGGTAGCGGAGACTTGGCGTACTGATGGAGTTTTGGTGTTGGAATCATTCATGCCTGATGATATTATCGACACGTACAAAGAGGCATGGGTTCAACATAACCGTATCAACTATGACAGGCCAATGGGCTATCCAGGGGAGTGTGCATACTATCAAGTCCCCAGCCTAATGGAGTTGGCTACTTACAAGCCACTTCACGACGTTCTAGAACAACTGATCGGTGACCCAATGGGGATTCATTTGAATCTTACCGGGTGGAAGTCTACTACTCGCAACTGGCATCAAGACGGATACCTGAACCCGGATTCTAACAACGATCATTATCTTGCAGTATGGGTTGCATTGGATGACATTCATGAAGACTCTGGTCCTTTTGAGTTTGTACGGGGCAGTCATGTGTTACCACGCATCACGCAAGAAGGGGCGAAGCAGAGAATTCCGGTTAGTTTACGTGACGATCCAGCGTGGCCGAGGTATTCAGAAGAGTTCCTTACTCCTATGTTTGAAGATATTCTGACTCGTGGTGAGTTAGAGAAAGAAAAGTTTATTGCTAGCAAGGGTGACGTTCTTATTTGGCACTCTCGTTTAATGCATCGTGGTACTGTTCCTAATAATCCTGATCTTTGGCGGGAGGCTGTCATTTTGCATTATTCTGGGATTTCTCATCGTCCAGATATGCCTGAGGCTGAACAGCATAACGACGGAGGCTGGTTCTTTCCCATTTATCAGGACATTGACTTTTAATGCCTGCGGACTATGGTAAGAGCGCAAAGGCAAAAGCTACTAAGCTGCATAGCCTGTATGTGCGTACTAGGGACAACTTTACTTGTCGTTGGTGTGGTGTTACTAAGGAGAGTGGAAAGCAGATTCAGTGCGCTCATATTATTTCTCGTAGTATTTCTGCGACTAGGACTGATGAGAGAAACGCCTTGGCGCTGTGCGCTTCGTGCCACTGGGCGCAGTCGAAGAATCCACTAGTTTGGGCACGGTGGTTGGAAAAAGAATTGGGGCGTAAGTTTTTAGACGAGTTACTTGAGCGAGGTGTTCCGGGTGTTAAGGTTGACTGGAATGATGAAGTTGACCGATTGAAAATCGCCCTTGACGCTTTGCCATATAGTCAGTAGACTACCCTTATGGATACTGTACGCAACAGGCCAATTACACCTGTAGAAGTGGAGAGCGAGTTATTGCGCTTGACAAGTGAAATTGAGTATGAGACAGAAGCGTTTGAAGTTCTAGCCAAGGACCACGCCCAGAAAGAGGCGGCATACAAGAAGCAATGGTTTAAAGAATACCTTGCGGCGGAAGGTGCAGTCAAACAGAAAGAAAGTTGGGCGGGGTACAAGACCAGTGAGCTATATTATGACGCAATGGTGGCCGAAGCACTCGTTAAGGCTAAACGAGAAAAGTTGCATTCACTACGTACTGCTTGTGATTCTCTACGCACGATTGCGGCAAACGTTAGATCACAGGCTAAGTTCTGAAGATGAGCGGCATAGTTCCTGACGGTAAGAAATACTTGAATGTGGGGTGTGGTACACACTACATTGATGGATGGGTAAACACCGATGTGTGGGAGGACCACGAGTCTAAGCACCAAACTACCCCTGATGTGCTGGTGGATATGGACGAGCCGTACCCTATGGAGGACGACACATTCGACGCCATCTACTTGGGTCACGTCTTAGAGCATATTCCGTGGCCGAAAGTAGGAGTGTTTCTTAATGACATGAAGCGCATTGCTAAGAACGGTGCCCCCATCTTCGCTGTAGGTCCTGACGTTCACAAGACTATTAAGCGCTGGGCACAGAATCAAGAGCCTTGGGATATGGTTGTTTCGACTATGGAGCATCAAGACATAGATTCTCAGATTCGCCACATGTCTCCTGACGGAAAGTTTCTAACGAAGTCACCTCCTGAGTGGTGGGACGGGGCAGCGCACCATTGGAATTGTTACGAAGAGCGTTTAGAGAATGTTATGCGTACACATTTCTCTAACGTGGAAGTGTATTCTAAGTACGTCGAACAAGGGTTACCCGGCAATCGGGTGAACTGGTACGATGATAGAACAAATATTCGTTGGCCTGTCGTGGGCTACTGGTGGTGGCAGTGTGCCGTTATGGGGTATGTAGAAAAATGATTCACAATATTACTGAAAACATTCAGGGACTTGCTGTAGACATCGAGTTACTTATTCCCTTGGAAAACAATGCAAGGCGAGGAGATGTAGACGCAATTATGGCGTCGTACTCTAAGTTCGGGCAGGTAAAACCTATTGTGGCTGTTACGGGTGACAACGGTGAACTTACGGTGATTGCGGGCAACCACCAACTAGAGGCAGCAAAGCGATTAGGCTGGCAACAGATTGCGGTGTCTGTTGTTGATATGTCAACAACAGATGCGTTGGCGTTTGCTCTGGCAGATAACCGGATTTCAGAGTTGGGTGTAACAGACAATGACTTGCTCTACGAAATGCTAACAGATGCTATCGGTGATCATGAAGACTTTTTTGAAGTTCTAGGATGGGACGACTTTTCAGTTGCTGCTATTGAAAACAGTGTAATTGCTGATCAGCTTGGAGAAGTGACCGATCCGAATGGGGGTTGGACTCCGCCCGAGATTGTTATTAATGATATTACTTCTACAGAACCAGTTCAGACTCCGACGAGTGTTGACCGTCCTGCGTCCGACCCGACTGTTTTAACTCCAACTGCATCGACAGAGAGCATTGTCACACAGGGCAGCACTGTCACAGGTAGTTCAGGTACAACGAACGCTGCCATTCAGTTCACTCTCGTGTTTGAGAATGCTGATCAGCAGTCAAAGTGGTATTCATTTTTACGGTGGTTAAAAGATCAGCCTGCATACGACGGTGACACCACTTCAGAGCGTCTTCTAGACTTTATTGCTCAACACTCCCCACGAGGCTGATATGGCACGGCGGCGCATGTTTCTAGACATCAATTGTGTTGAGGCTGCGAGAGAGCGTATGCGCCATGTCTATGACACATTTGATACAGTCTGCGTTCAGTTCAGTGGGGGCAAGGATTCTACTGCATGTTTGTATCTTGCAAAAGAGATTCATGAAGAACGTGGGCTTGGGCCAGTTAAAGTAATCTTCCGGGATGAAGAAATGCTTTCTCCTGCGGTAGAGGACTACGTGAAGCGTGTCAGCAACTACGACTGGGTTGACATGGAGTGGTATTGTTTACCGCAAGGTCAAGAGTTGTGGGTGTTGGGGCGCAGACAATATGTATTGTTGTGGTCAAAGAAGCGAGAGCGTAGTGGGCGGTTGTTCAGACCTTTTCCTGAAGGGTCACTTAGGGCAGAGCACTTTGGGTTAAACCCTGAGAAGGCAATTCCCCGCAAGATTGACGAGTATACCATGCACGGTAAGAAAGGACGAACGGCATTCATCACTGGAATCCGGGCTAATGAGTCTATGATCCGCTACCGGACAGTGACACAGAAGTTGAATGAAAACTATATCAATCGGCCTTTCAAACTTTCCAAGGCCATCCCAATGCGGTTCGCTAAGGTAATCTATGACTGGACATCTGACGATGTTCTGAAGTTCATCCACGAAGAGCATGACGGGGAGTACTGCGACTACTACGATTACGCAGCGATGAGTGGGGCTAATCAGCGGGTCGGTATTCCTCTTCATTCAGTTGCTGCTCGCCGTCTGTCGGATGTTTTGCGTACTGAGCCTGATTTCTATGATGAACTGTATAGATGCTTCCCTAGTATTGAGGCACAGCGTCAGTTGTGGGCAGAGTACGATATTGAAGCGGCTATCGACTTTTACGCTTCCGAAGGCTGGAAGGGCGTCAAGCACTGCGTTGATGATAATGTGTTAACACCAGGGCTTCATAGGGCTGCACTGGTGTATGCGAACAACTTTAAGAAGAAGCACGCCACAGATTCATACGGGTATCCAGTAGATCATTTGATCAGAACTTTGCTTTTAAACTCTTTCATGGGTTCCCCTAGTCCGGTTGGACCTAAAACAAAGGCGCACAATAAACGTGTTGCGCTATTAGACGAAGAGACTCAGCAGTTAATGGATGCGGACAGTCTTGACATTCAAGACGACACTCGGTAGAGTAACGGTAATGGATTATTGTAAAACCTCTGAGTTATCCCCTGCGAAGTGGTCGTCTGCGTGTTACATTGTTAAACCCGACTACAAGCGGCTGTTATCGTCTATAGACACATACGGCATTCTTAGTCCGATTGTAATTCAGAAAAATGGTACAATCATTGACGGGTACCATCGCTGGATTATTGCAAATGAGTTGAAGATTAAAAAGGTTCCTGTTGCTGTTGTAAATTGCGACGACGTGGAAGCTGTACTGCTACACATTGACATGAATAGATACCGTGGCATTGTTGTTGCTAAGTACCTCTCTAGGTTGATGCAGCGAATTATGCAGTCACAGCGGTACACCGAAGAAGAATTACGCACCAGGCTAGGCATGACCTACGATGAGTTTGATGTCTTGCTGGATGGCACACTGATCAAGATGCGTAAAATTAAACAGCATACGTATTCTCCGGCGTGGGTTCCTATTGAATCTAAAAACGGAGAAGACCTTCACATCGAACGACCCACGGGTCATTCCGAGCAAGCTTAGGAGACCGACATGGAAATGAATGCATATCAAGCGGCAGCAAGGGAAACAGCAGTGTTCCCCCCGGACCAGGGTATTGTGTATACTGCTTTGGGTCTAGCTAGCGAAGCGGGCGAAGTAGCCGACAAAGTTAAAAAGGCAATCCGAGATAATGATAGTGTTTTCTCTGAAGAGGTTCAGGGTAGCATCATGAAAGAACTGGGTGATGTGCTGTGGTACGTTTCTGGCCTTGCTTGGGAGCTTGGGTATACTCTGGATCAGGTAGCCGAGGCTAATATCGCAAAGTTGTCTAGCAGATATGACCGGGGTAAGATTGGTGGATCGGGAGATGACCGATAAGGCATGGTCCACCCTTGTAACTGGTAGGGCAGCGGGCGACGGTACATACGAAGTTGACGATATCTTACGGAAGGGGTTAGCCGACTACTTAGTAGTCACTAACCCTATTTTCGTGTATGACCGCTTTCAGGATACTTATGTACAAATCCCCAATCGCTTTGCTACTGGACGTGAAGTAGCGTGTGGTGAAACCTGCCGTTTAGACAGTTGGGAAGTTGTTAAAGACCGTTACGAGGTTGAGCAAAACCGTAAGATTTTGTCTCGGGCTATTTCCTTAGTCAACAAGTATGGTGACGCCGCTAAGTTGATGGGCTGCGGTGTGTTAGATGGTGGCCGTAAGTTTTTTGCGGTGGTACACACCGGGTCACTATCTATTACCACAGCTAGCAGTGAGACAGACGTAGTTGATTCATACGTGGTCGTCATGTCATCCCACGATGGCAGTATTCCAATCTGTTACTACAATCTTGACACCCGGCGCAACACTCATAGTGTCTACAGATTTAACGCCTCTAAAGAGTGCGAGTTCAGTGTGCGTAAGCGCCATACGCCTAGTGAAGCCGACTTAGACGGCGAAGCTAAAGAGGTATTGAACATGCGTGCTTCGTGGTCGCAGCATGTTGTGAACACTATTAGTAATATGTCTGTTCCAGTTTCAGAGACCTATATTGAAACCGCACTGGAAACCGTGTGGCCTCTTCAGACTGCAAATACAGAGAAGAAGCGGGAACACATCGAGTCAGTACACAGTAGGGTCAAAACGCTTTACTCGTCTTCGCACAACAGTGGTTCTTATGGGCCTAGTAAGTGGGCTTTATTTAACGCCATGACTGAGTATATTGATTTCCATAGAAACATCCCAGACAGGGAAGCGGCACAGCACGCCTTAGAGATTGACAACTTCAGTCATCGCCTAAAACTGGAGGTGCATAAGTGCTTGAGTTCCTAAGTGACGACTTTGCTTTAATTTACAATTTCTCGCCAGACTGTGAAAGCCTTTTGCATATGGTTCAAAATCCTCGTGACGGTGAGATTATGGAGATGCCTGACCGGTGCTACAATTTTTTTACTCGGCATCTTATCAATGGCGGCAGTGCTGATAGCGTGGAAGACCAGATCATCTTGACTTATTCGCAGTCTATAGCTGATGCGTTAAAAGAAGCGTTTGACTTTGATGCTGTAGTGAATAGCTCACTACCTGCTGTGATCTATCCTGAGGGATGTGATATGGGTTTACATGATGACTTGTATCATAACTCGGATGATCCTGAAAAGCGAGAAAACGTTCATGTATTTAGTTCGGTGCATTACTTGAACAGCGGCTACGACGGGGGAGAGTTAGTTTTCCCAGACATGGATATTGTCATTACCCCTGAGCAAAACCTATTGCTATTGTTTGCATGTCACTACAAGCACATGGGCAACCCGGCAACAAACGGCATCAAAATGTCGTCCACTAAATTTTGGAGAGATAAAAATGCAGAATCAGCAGTTTAGCCCTAGCGAGCAAGAGAACTTTGTTATCGCAGTGACCCAACTAAAGAAGGGTGGTCATTATGTTGAACTAGGTGCTTTTAATTCCCACGAGGGTAGTAACACCCGTATTCTTGAAGAGGATTTCAATTGGAACGGTGTGTCGTTTGAAATTGACTCTGAGCGTAAGGCGCAGTTTGTTTCCAATAGGAAGAACCCTTGTTTTGGTGATGCGCTGAGCTTTGACTATACAGAGTATTTCAAGGCGCAGGAGTGGCCTAAGCAGATTGACTTTCTGCAAGTTGATATTGACAACGGGTATGATCAAGCTATGCGGCCTGAGGGAAGTCCGTACACTTCTTTGCTTGGGCTGATCTCTTTACCTCTTACTGTTTATCGGTTTTCGGTTATCACGTTTGAGCATGATGCTAACATGTACTTTCGGAACGAATCTATTCGTGATGCACAACGAGAGATTCTAGACGCCTTAGGCTACACACTAGTGGTCAGGACTATACATGAAGACTGGTGGGTCGATCCTACTGTTATTGAGCCAGACACCTACCGGCAACAGTTGAGGTGGGAAGTTCTTTAGATGATGATTTCAATCTTACGTCGGATACCCATACCTAATCCGGCGCATAGGTTGAAGGCGTGGGTGGCGGCGTCAACTTGATCGTCGTGGACTCGTGCTTCGGGAAAGGACGACATTTCATCAATGAAGTCTGTGGTCCAGTCGCCTCGTACTAGCCGCACGTTTCCGTTAGCTACAGCCGCTGCAAATGGCTTTGCTCTCGTTACTTTGTCACCTGTGGCTCGTTGCCCTGAGAAGGTGTAACCGGGTAGGACGTACCGAGCGTATTGGTCCACTAAGTTTTTACCTGCTGATCCCGGTTCTTGCTCCATCTGGATTGTTATTTCGGGTCCGTCCTCTTCAGCAGTTTCTTTAATAAACTTTTCAACCTTCTCGCCTTTCGCACGAATGCGGCGTACATCTAGGATGTAAAAGACACCGTTATCAAATGCTCCGAGGCATCCAACGGTCCAGTCAGGGTCAGGATTAGAGCTAGACGGTTCGGTTCCGGCCAAGTCCCAGAAGCGTACTACAGTTGTGTCTTTACTTAAGTCAGGCATTTCGCTTGGCTCAATAATCTCAAAGCTACTACGATCAAACATTGATCCTAGTGTCGTTGCCCACCAGTCACCAAACTCTAGACGCTTTCGTTCGATGGGGTCTAGCTCTGCGAGCATGGTACGGTAGGAATCTGGGTCAATTCCGGGGTTGTCAGTCAGCATTGAGGGAATAAAGATACGCCCCTTGGTTTTACCTTCAACTAGGAAACGTTGACGGACCCAGTTAGGTGCAGGGTTAGTTGCACAGCGCATTCTGAGAGGGACCGAAGCTAGTGGGCCACTTGCAGGGCGGCGCAAACGTGAGAACATGTACCGATAATCTGCTTCTCTAATTTCGGTAACCTCATCCATTCCGATGAACTGAAACTCTGAACCCTTGTACCGCAAATAGTCGTTGACGTTATTTAGGTAACCGAATGTTATTCGTGCCCCATTGGGAAACGTTGCAGTGTAAGCATTTGCGTTCCAGTGTACATCGTCAAACTGCATAATCCATTCTCTGAAACGGTCCATTAGAGCGCCAGGTAGGGCAAGGTCAGCGTATGTACGCCTAAACAAAATAGCACTGTAGTTTGGAATGTCCACGTATTGTAGAGCGGCCATAATCAGTGCTGAGGATTTGCCTCCACCTGCGGCTCCACCAAACATTACTTCTTGTCCTTCTGATCGGAGAAAAACTTTTTGCGTTAGCGATGGTTCTTCAACCCAGTAATCAGATCGCTTTGGTTCCAAGTATGCTTTGATTTTTTCCCAGTCGGGAGTCTCTGTGGACATATCTGCTTGTCTCCTAGACAAATAAACGGTACAGTATACTTATGAAGAATCTTCTAAATCGTTCTGGCGCTGCTCATATCATGATGGGCGCTGGTATAGTATTAATAGGCTTTGGTATTAGTATACTCAGTTTGGGGTGGGGTCTGGCAAGCGCTGGCTTTGCTTGTGGAATTTACGGCTATCTCTTAGGGGCTGAATAATGGCGTGGAACTCAAGTTCAAATAAATCTCTTCAAGACGCAATCTCGGGGCAGCAAAAGGCTGCTTCTGTTTCTGTAGGCGCACCAGTCTCGTACAGCCCGTCGTTGACCGGTAATGATCGTGGGTATCACGATGGTTGGGATATCACTAAGGCTTATAAAGAGGGTGTGGCTAAGGTTACTTGGGTGTTCCGCTGTATTGATGTTATTTCATCGAACCAGGCACGTCTACCTATGATGTTCCGTAAAGACAACAATCCGTTTGGTGAGGTTGTCGGGGATCACTCTATGTTGAAATTGTTCAACAACACTGCAAATGACGGAGAGAATGCGTTTGCCTTCAGGTATCGTTTATCTGCGCAGTTGCTGATTAGTAGCCGTGGTGTCTTTGTTGAGATTGTTAGGGGACGTGGCGGTAAGCCTATTGCGTTACACCTGCTACCCCCACAGAACACTTCGCCTATTCCCGATGTAAACAAGTTTGTGAAGGGGTTTGAGGTTAAGATCAGTGCGATGGAAAAGCGTACTATTAAACCTGAGAACGTTATTTGGATTCGCCGCCCGCATCCACTAGACCCTTATCTGTCTATGACTCCGATGGAGGCAGCAGGTGTTGCTATTGAGTTAGAGAACTTGGCTAAGATTTATAACCGCAACTTCCTGATTAACGATGGACGACCGGGTGGGCTGTTGGTTCTCCGTAGCGAGATTGCTGACGAAGATAAAGAGGAACTTCGTTCCCGGTTCCGTGGTAATATTGGCCGTGCAGGATCGGTTGGTGTCATCTCATCGGATGACGGTGCCGATTTCGTAGACACTGCTGCCAGTCCACGAGATGCCGCTTACGTACAGATGCGTACTATTACAAAAGAAGAGATTCTTGCTGCGTTTGGTGTGCCTGAGTCTATCATTGGTAACTCGTCTGGTCGGACTTTCTCTAACGCTATGGAGGAAGGTAAGGTTTTCTGGATGGAAACCATGTCTCCGCACCTTGACTTGATTGCTCGTTCCTTTGATAAGATTGACGATTCTTTCTTTGTGGATTTTGATGTGAACAACGTTCCCATTCTTGTCCTCGCTAAGCAAGAGCGTGAGCGTCACCATCTTACAGAGTTTCAGACTGGCTTGATTAGTGCCAATGAATACCGTGAATCATCCGGCAGGAAAAAGGTTGTTTCCGACATTGCGGACTCTCTTCTTTCTAACCCGAACCAGACCCCAATTGCAAATACCGAAAAGCCCATGAATGATCAGGGTAATGTCGAAGAGGGTGTGCCGCTAGATGTTCAGGCACAGAATGCGCAGCAGTCAGTGGTCACAGAGTTTAGCCCAGAAGAGGGCGGCTTTGTTGAAGCCGGTACTGTAACAGGTACTGAAAATATTGAAGCTCCTGCATCCCAAGTTCCAAGCGAATTAGAGGGCGATGAAGCGGAGGGTAAGAAGAGTGTCCCTTTTCAGCAGGTCTAAAGTTTGGTGACCTAGGTAGATACACAACTTGGGAAGAAAAAGCTCTATATAGGATTGAGTCGTTAGAAGATCAACTGTCTAAGCAGTTAGACGCTATTATTGACGCTCAAGAGCAGACAGTTCTTGATGCCATTAGCACACAGGCCACATCGGCTTTACTGACATTAGGGGAAGACGCCAACTTCGCTTCAATTGTCCCTATGTCGGCTTTAGCTGTAAGTACCATCCCTCTCACAGACTCAATGAAAGACATTTACCAGCAGGCAATTTCTGACAATATAGAAGAAGGTTATGGGGAATCTGTAACCGCAGAGCAGGCAGATGCCGCAATCTCTGAGCACCTAGCTACGGTAAACAATTTCAACTCCACGACACAGGACCAAGTTGAAGTTTCCTTGGCCTCTGCATCGTTAGGGCGTGACAAGGACGGTAATGATCTAAACATTACTTTCAAGATTATTTTGGCTACGGTGCTTGTTAAAGCAGTTTTCAATAAATTGCGGAGTAATCGCAAGTCTATGATTGTAGACTCGGCTGTTCTTGGCCCATATAATCAGGGACTGTATGATTCTGCTGCTAATGCTGATATTGGTCTGAATAAAGAGTGGATTTCGTTGAAGGACGAGAGCGTGCGGATCAGTCACCGACAATTACACGGCGATAAAGTCCCTGTTAGTAGTGCCTTTTATGTGGATGGTACTCCGATCAGATTCCCGAAAGACCCTTTGGCCCCTCCGGGATTGACAATTAATTGCCGTTGCGTATTAAAGTTTACGAGATAATATATAAAACCTTCGCACACTTTTATATAAATGCTCTCTAATGGTTCAGTTACAGAGTGTACTATATGAGTGTCGCAGTATTCTTAAGGAGAGTCATGACCAATTTAATTGAGCAGTCAGATGTTGCTGAGAACACTGACCCCGATTTTGATTTTAAGTCAATTTCCGGCCAAATCGGCATTGACAAAGCACAGGGCGTTGTCGAAGCGTTTGTGTCTGGTATCGGAAACAAAGATTCAGTCGGTGACGTGGTGGTTTCCGGTGCGTTTAATGGCTCCCTTAAACGACGTAAGCCTCGTGTTGTGTGGGGCCACGATTGGAACCAGCCTATCGGCAAGGTTTTAGAGATTTATGAAGTTCCCAAGAGTGATCCTCGCCTTCCAGACAAGATGAAGCAGGCAGGCATTGGTGGACTATTTGCCAAGGTTCAGTTCAACCTTAACACCGAGCGTGGTCGTGAAGCTTTCGCTAACGTAGCTTTTTACGGTATGGACCAAGAGTGGTCAATCGGTTACAAGACAATTACAGCCGACTTTGATGCTGGGCGTCAAGCAAATATGCTTAAAGAAGTTGAGTTGTACGAGATGTCTCCTGTTCTGCATGGAGCTAATCAACTGACTGGGACAATTTCTGTCAAAGACGACAGTGAGGGCACTGTTGAAAAGGGGGGAGTATATAGCATGGATGACGACAAAGACGCTCCTTCTAACCGGGTGGACGCATTGTCAGCGATGATGGGACGGATGCTGTCTCAAGCTCTCAAAAAGCCAGTTACGATTGTAGAGATTAATGGAAACTCTGTTGTGTTCCAAACGGGGGAGGACATGACGTGGATGGCTACGTTCACTCGTGAGGGCGACCGTATTATGGTAGGCAAGCCCACTCGTGTAAAGCCGACGACTTCTTACACCCCCGTTGGTGATGAGTCCCCACCATCAATGATGATTAAAGACCCAGACGAGAAAGACGCTGAAGAGCCTGAAGGTATCCGTGATGAGAATTCAGAGCAGGGTACTTGGGCTACCCCAGATATTGCTTTAGCGTGGTCAAAGACATTCGGTTGCTCTGGTTACCACTCTCATGGCGGCGGGTATTTGCCGTGTGAAACCCATGAAGAGTATGAAGAGGCTCTTGAGAAGTTTGACGATAACGCCAACATTAACGTTCACAACAACTATCTTGAAGGTGTAGATGTTGATGAAGCCAAAGACGCTGCGTGCGGTTGCGAGTCAGAGAAGGGCGCATGTGCTTGCGGTACCGAGGAAAAGGGTCACATGATGCGTTACCAGAAGCCCGACTACTTGAAGGACCCAATGGCACTATTGCTAATGGCGTATAATGAGATGCTAAAGATTCGTGGCGCAGGCGAGTTGCGTGAAGCAACGTTGAGCTTGATTAACGAAGTTGAGACCTTTTTGACGGAGGCTCCCATGTCTCGTTCAATGGAGCAAGGGGAGAAGGTGACTTCAGGGTTTATTGTGCATGTTAAGTGTTCAGAGGTGGAGTCGTTTGATGTCAGCAGTGCTGTTGCACAGGTGCCTGTGTTTGCGTTCAAGTCGGAAGACGGCGTTGACCTGCACTTCTCGGCAAAGGTTGAGCATCAAGAGTTGCTTGAGAAGGTAGCTTCAGCACTTGCTGTGCTTTCTTTTGAGCCTAATATTTCAGTATCCAAGCCCGAGAACCTTGACACTGCTGCCGGTGTTGAGTAAAATACTCAAGAGCAATAGGAGTTCAAAATGAGTGAAAATACCAATGACGATCTTGGCAAGTTTGAAGAAATCGAAGCGCTTCTTTCTGTTGAGGAAAAGGGTGCTGTTGAAGACGAGAAGGACGCTGCTACTGTCTTTATGACTGACGTTCGATTTAAAGAGGCTGTGGAAACTGGCGATCTTCTAGACGAGACTGCATTTTCTGCTCTTGATCCCGAGGATCAAAAGGGCTATGAGATGATTAACGTTGTTAACGAAGAGACTAAAGAGCCTATGGGCTGGATGTTCCGTTACAAGGCTGATGATGCAGATGAAGACGTTGAAGTCAAGGATGACGCCGAGGCAGAAGTCACCACTGATGAGACTGATGGCGAGGTCGTTGAGGACATCGCAGACTCGGTTGATGAGAAGGCAGCTTCAATCATGATGCAGATGGCTGCTGATGACGAAGAGAAAATGCCAGAAATGGTCATGACTGATTCCCGCTTGAAGCAGATGGAAGATGACGACGACCTTATCGCAGAAGAGAAGTATGATAATCTTGACGAGGATGCCAAGGATTCATACGAGGCTGTCGAAGTTATTGATGAAGATTCTGGCAAGGGATATGGAAAGCGGTATCGCCGCCGTAGCCCGCTTGAAGTTAGCGCCATGCGTAAGGGCGAGTTTGACCTTGACGCAGAGAAGGCTGACGAGACCCGGCTAGTGGCAATCGCAACCGAACTTCAGCAAAAGGCTGACGGTGACATGGGCGATATGTTTGACACCGAAGAAGACGCTCTTGAGCGGGCGGCTGCACTTGGCTGTGAAGGCACTCACGGTGCTGGTGATAAGTTCATGCCTTGTGCCACTCACGCCGAGTGGGAGAAGTTGAGTAATGCTAAGCCAGAAGCCGAGCCTGAGGCTGCTCCTGAGGCGGCAGAAAAGTCAGACGACTTCCTGTGTGGTATGCAACGCAAGTCTGTTGACCAGCCGTGCGATTTCTGTCAGGGCGGTTGCGCTCCAGAAGACGGTCTGCCCGGTTTGGCTGAGGTTGAGTCAGTCGTTAAGGTGGCGCATCCTGGTGAAATTGTTGGATCAGGCTATTCCTCCACGGATGATATGTTTGTCATCGACGTTAAGTGCGAAGACGGGACATGCATTGAAGTGTTCCTGACAGGCGAAGGCGACGAACTTGGTTGGCTGCGTGTTGACGAGAGCCTAGTAGAAGGTAAGTCAGCCGAAGAACTTAACATCATTTCTTCATCTGACGCAGAAGCCGTTGCGGTCAAAGCCTTTGATGACATGGAGCTTGACTCCCTGGCTGAAGTAATGGGCATCATGGTGGACGTATTCGCTGACGAAGACGTGTACGTTGTTGAACTTGACTCCGACAAGAAGAGCTTTGACTTCTACGTTTCTGTAGAGGGTAAAGTCCTAGGCTACGACGAGTACGACACGATTGAGGACTTTGCGTATGCCATGAGCGAAGAGGAAGAGATCAAGGCACTTGAAGCCGAGCTTGAAATCAAGCGCATGTACTCACGTGAGCAACGTGAGGCAATGGCTGAGTCTGGTGAAGCTATGGAGGATGGATCATTCCCGATTGCTGACGAGGCTGACCTCCAGAATGCCTTGGCTGCTTTCCAGCGTGCTAAGGATGTTGACGCTGCTAAAGCTCACATTGCTAAGCGAGCAAAGGAGTTGGGTCTTGAGGAAATGCTTCCTGAGGACTTTGCTTCCAGTGAGGGTGAAGCCCCTGAAGCGGACAAGCCCGAAGCCGAGGCAGAGGTGGACGGCGAAAAGTCTGACGACTCCGAGTTGCTTTCTGCTCTAGATGAGTTCCGCAGTTTGATGGGAGACGATCTTTCCTGATTGGGGGTTAGGCTATTATGAGACCCGCAGAAGTGGGAAACAGGATTAGCCTCGCTAACGAAGCCTTACTTAATGTAGGGTCCAGGATTGTTTTAGGCTCCACGGTAGACATCGAAGCGGTAGAATACCTAGAGGACGATGGCGTAATTTATGAGTTTAGACCGTTAGAGAGGTTTGGCGATTCTGATGCTGACTGAAATTGAAAGAGCAGAGGTTGGAGCCTTTACCCTTAAAGTGGGACCTGAAGTCGGGCCTAACGCTGATGCTCTGACGAGTCTTACTCGTGGACGAGGGCCACGTAGAGGTAACCTAGAAGACCTCTTGAAATACTGGCGTCCGATCATGAAGAAGCCTGGCGGTTTTCGCCGTTGTGTCGTCATCCTCATGGATAAGCCTCAGTTTGGTGGCAAGCCTCAGCGCATCTGTGCTTGGTTGCACCATGAGATCACGGGCAAGTGGCCCAACGAAGGCAAAGGCAAAGGCAAAGGTAGTCGTAAGCGTCGTGGCCGGAGTGTAAGGCGTGTTAGTAGTGCGGCTCGTAGGGGAAAGTCTGGGGAACTCTCTTCACATAATCAGGTGATTGAAGTGTCTCCTTTGCGTATTGCAATTCGGGAGTCTAGAGACTTTGGTGGCGTGCTGGTTCAGCCTATTGCGGGCCGTCAGGGGGCAGTCGATATGAAGGCTGCGATGTTTTCTACGTATGCCTCAAAAGTCCCTGTCAACGGGGCAGTAAATGAAAAACGAGTGGGTATTTTTGGCGCTAACTCTCGTACAGGCCAGGCCGCTCAAGCGGCTGGTAGTATTATTCTTCCGGGCGACATCTCAGACATTCGTAGTCCAATCCGATCACAAATTTATGAAACCTTAACACCCGGTGGCGGTCGTGGTCGTCCGGGTCTTCCTAGTGCTAGGCGTTTGGTTGGTGGGCTAGGTCGTCGTGGTAGCCGTAGCACTGGTGGTGTGCGTAATAAGTTTAGGTGTCCTCCCGGATTCCAAAAGGGTGGAACCTTTACAAACGCTCAGTTCAGTACCTGTGGTGCTCAAATTTTGGGTATTCCTGGTAAGGGTGTAGGCTCACCGTCTTCTGGGGCGCAGCGAGCTTTGGCTGCGTTGGCTCGTGACGCTGCTCTTGTTCGGGAGATTGGTGACCTTCGGAGTAATCGTAATCCTTATGATATTATTCGTGCGGCTCAGATTCCTGTTGCCCCTAAGAAGGGTAGCCCTACCCGTAGGCAGACCTCTATCAACAATGTGTTGTCCCGTGCAGACGAGGCCGATTTCAGTTTGCGTGCTGTTAGGCGTGACGGCGTTATTTTGGAACCTGTTGTTTCTTTGCAGGCTTTGGGTAAGCTTGACGAGTTTGACGATTTAGCTGATGGTACTCTAATTGACCGGTATACTTCCGGGCAGATTGGTAAGGACATTGTTCCTGCGTTTTCTACAGGTCTTCGTGATGTTTATGTTGACATCCCTGAGTCGGGTTCAGTAAAGATTAGCAGGGTCGGTGGCGAGTTGACACCTACCGAAGTAGATAGTCTGCGTAGAAGTTTCCCTACTTCTATGCGTCGGGCAGCTAATTTACCTGACCCAAGCGCCGGAATTCGTGACTATGCAGATAGGTCCGATGGTAGGTTCTCGGTAGACTTTGGTGAATTGAAAAACAATAAGTTTGAGGTTGTGGGTAACAGGAACAAATTGATTCGTGTTGAAACGGCAGGCGGTAAAACGCTGAGTGTTCCGCAGTGGGTTTACGATACGTTCCTGTCTCGTTCTGCGCCACGCCGAGCAAAGAACGCTCCGGTATATGAGATGATTTCGGAGGGGAAAGCGGTAAACCCTTTTTTCTTATCCACCAAGACGATCACGGCGCTGACGCACCGAACGGCTAATTATCATGACTTGATTGAAGTTCGGGCCGCTATTTTTGCGGAGGGCCGAGATAACATTCAGTTTAAGAAGCGGCGTGCTGGTGGGCGTGCTCGTGCAATGTTCAATCCGGGTCTCAACCGATATCAGTGTCCTCCCGGCACTCGCTATGGTGGCCGCATTACTGACCAGTTTGGTCGGAACTGTGGTTATTCACTTCCACGAACAGTCGTTAATAGTTTGGTTGACCTTGGTATCCGTATTGAGGATGGCATGGAACGTCGGCGTAAACGTCGTCAGGAGCGTGGTTCCCGTCGTGAGCGTTTGGGTTCTGCTGTTAAGGAGAAGTACGATAATTCTTTAAATAAGCTTGCTGACGTTATGGACAAAATGGCTAGCGTTTTGGATAAGACGGAGGATAAGCGTCCGGGTCGGATTGGTCCGAGTATTCAGGATCGACGGAATGCTGCTGAGTTGACAGATGAAGATCGTAATCTTCTGGGGGGTGCGCCTTTAGCTGACGCTTTAGATAATTTAAAGAATGTTGTTAATGGACAAGACTTTAAGAATCCTGATCTTCCTGAGATTCAAAAAGCCTATAAGGCTGTGGAGAAGGCTGCTGGTTTAGAAGCCGGTCGTCTTACGGATAATCCTCCGAAGACTGACAATGACCGCAAGATGGGCAAGCGCATACTTGATTCAATTGCTGGCATTTTGGATCGGATTGCTAATTTTGTTGATCCTGATACATCTCGTCGGGGACGAAGTGATAACCGTCGTCCTGCTGCGTCTGCTGCTTCGGCTCCGAAGGCTCCGAAAAAGTTTGATTCTCCTCGGAAGCCTAAGAATGTTGACAACTTTGCGCAGCAGTCTATTGGTGGCCGTCGTAAGAAGGTTGATGTTCCTGAGCTTAAAGACTTGTCTGATGATGACAGGACGAAGTTAGACGCTTCAATTCAGAGTGAGTTTAATGAGTTGTCATCGTTTTGGGCTAATCGTCTAAATAAAGATATTAATGATTTTTCTGAAAAAGATATTCGGAAGTATTTAAAAGCCAACAAGAAAGATAAGGACGCCCGTGTTGAGCGTCGCCGTTATAATGATTGGCTAGAACTTAACGAGGTTAAGCGTGCCCAAGATGAAGGGTCATTTAATGGAGATTACGAAGATTTCGTTGGCCGTCTTGCGCCGAACCGTCGTGATTCTATTGTAAGTTCACTCAAGCCTCCTCAAGACCCTCCGGCTGACGCTAATGTTCCTGATGGCGTAAATATGGAGACTCCTGCTGCTGATTTGCCTGCGACTCCTAAAGATTATGGTCCTGACGGGTTCAAAAAAGAACGTGGCAAGATGAAGAACTTGGAGTTTATCAATAGTCTTTCTGATGAAGAGTTAGAAAGCTATAAGCAGGCACATATTGAGTATAAGAAGCAACGTGAGGCTGATGGTGAGACTGCTTACGGTATGAAAAACCGGATTAAGCAGATGGAGCAGATTCAGGCTATACGAAGTAAGCAACGTGGCGAGTCTAAGTCACCTCCAACTTCTAAAGACTTGTCTGTGGATGGGTTTACTAAGGAGCGGAACGCTGCCTTATTGAATGATGGCGTTGATGATATTTTTGTTAATCCAGACGAACTGTTTATTAAAACTTTGACTGACGAAGAGCTTGACGGGTATATTGAGAGCTTCAACAAGGACTTGAACGATCCAAAGAAGCCGCCTATGTCTCCGAGTAAGAAGAAGACCAGAGCGAAACTTTTGGGTGAGCGTAGTAGGCGTGATAACAACGAAGATTCTAAAACGGCTGTAGACAGCGCCGAGTTGGAGATGGGTGATCCTGATCCAGACGGTTTCCATCCGATTGACAAAGTTGACGATGCTGTAAACAATCCTGACCTTAATGATACTACGAATCTTCCCGACGACATCATTAATAGTAGCGCTGATGGGTTGACAGGCTTTAAGCCTAAAGCGGAGGCGCACGTGTATCGTGAGAGTGTTTACGATGATTCGCCGTTTGATGCAGAGCAGATTGGGAATGTCGATCCAAAGCGTCTGTTTGATGATCCTGATTTTGATCTTGATGATCCTAATACTCGTGTTGGTGTGCTAGTGGTGGATAGCGCATCGGGCCATGTGATGATCCGTCACTCTAAAGAAAATTTCGGTGGGTTCGGCTGGACTTTCAGTAAGGGCGGAATAGACGGTGGGGAAACTGCTCATGCCGCTGCTATGCGTGAATTGTTTGAGGAAACAGGATTAACAGCAGATGATGTTGGCGTTGTGGGTTCCCTCAAAGGCAGTTACGGAGTAGAGGGTGGTTCTAAAAACTACTTCTTTGTTGCACAGGTAGCGGACGGTTGGGATAAGTTTAATCTTGCAGATAACGATGAAACAGATGATTTAATTTTTGCCAAGCCTGGAGATGTTGCAAGTTTTATTGACAAAGATACGACCAACGTTAATGGTAAGCAACGTGACTTGAAGATTGCTGACGCTCTAGATGATTGGGTCACTAGTGGCGGTTCTTCTAGCGACGAGATTTACCAAACTAGCATTGCGTCCAAAATGGCGGCTGACGATATCGGAGGAGGACTCCCTGGCGAGTTTGCGAAGGCGGGCGGGAAAGCTCCTGTCGCTAGTGATACGGCACCGGAACCAACATATAAACCATCATGGGTGCCGAACGCTGACGCAAAAAAGAAGTCGAAGCAGACTGATTTACCACTCAAGGCCGATGCGTTGCAGACTGACGAGAACTATGCAGAAAAACGTACTGCTGCTGCGGAGTTGCTGGCAGAGAACGGTGTTGATGCTTTGAATGACCCAGAGTTTAAGATTACAGATTTTGATCTTACAGATGACTTGTTTGACGCTATCAGTAATGGAGAGGTTTCTCGCTTTGATGAGATTCCTACCGGGGATATGGGTATCAACGGACAGGTTGGTTTCCCGACTAAAATGTTCCGTGATTCGGCAAATGGAAATGTGTATGTGTTGAAGAAGCCTGCTCGTAATGATAAAGAGCATTTGTCTGAGTCTTCAGCGGCGATTGTTGCACAGGATTTAGGTCTTCCTGTTCCTAGCGTTACGTTTGCAGGTAATGACTTCCTTGTGAGTGGTGATGACGTGGCTCCCAACGGTCAAAAAATTACTAAGTTTGGGGATACAACAAACCGTCCTATGATTATTGAGCATGTTGGTAACGTTCTAGATATGAACGAGGGTGTTGGTAACAAATACAATCATAAACAGATGGGTGCTATGTTGGCTCAGCAGTATTTGATTAGCGAGCCGGATAATCATTATGCCAACAGACTCACTATGGTCGGTAAAAATGACGATACATCAATCTTTGCTTTTGACGCTGGTAAGGCATTTATGCCCCACGAAGAGAAGTTTGGTGAGCAGTTCTTCGGCTCCAGGTTCGGTGATAGTATTAAGAATCTTCCTTCAGATGATCGTAAGGCCGTCATTGCTGAAGCGCAGAAAGCATTAACCAATTATGATGTTGCCGCTTCACAGAAACGTATTCGGGACCAAGTTGAGGCGGGGAAGTTGACGGATGACGAGGCTGGTCGTTTGTTAGAAATTTCTGACTTTGTTGCTCAGCGCCACGGTTCGTGGGAGACTAGCATGTCTAAAGACTTTGGAGACGACATGGTTAGTGGTGATGCGTTGCAGAAACTAGTAAGCCCTGTAAGCATGTTTGAACCGCCTGAGTCTTCTAAGAAGTATGGCAAGACTGCTAAGCCGGATAGTCCTCCGAATGACCCGGCTAGTTACGCTGATGGAGTCGGCCCGCTGGCAGCTAATATGAGTCTTTCCAGTGAAAACGTTTCTACAATTCAAGCTTCTACAGCGCAGGGTGTGCTTAAGGCGATAAGCAGTCCTTCTAATATCAAGCAGAAGGACGATAGCTTTGACTCATCGCTTCCCATTGTTAGTGAGTTTTCTTTAGATGGGCCTGCTCTGCAAGGCCAGAAAGCGTCGTTTACTCCGGGACACTTTGTTAACGAGGGTGGGACTGGTGTTGGGGAAGCGAAGTTTGTTAAAAATGCCGAGTTTTCTTTCAACCTTTCCCCTGAAGCCCATGAACAGCTTGTGGCTCAAATTGACTCGGGGGTTGCGCCTTCTTACAAGATTAGTGGGTCTGAGCAGAATGTATTCCACTTCTCGGGCAGCAGGGTGCCTACTCTAAAAGTTGATTCGACTCTGCAAGGTCAAACACTACAGACAAATAATTTTTCTTCAAATGGTTACTCACTGCTTAGCTCATCATTCGGTCCTAAGTCAGCGGCCAAGATTCAGCCGCCTGCCGATCAGGATATCCGAATTGTTGATTTCGGTGATGTTAAAGCTATGATTTATCCTGAAGTGGCTACTAATGGTGGTGGTGAGCATGGGTTGAGTCGGAGAGTTAGATTGTTTGTTGGCGGTGAAGATAGAGAGAAATTGAAAGACGCCAGTGAGGTGCAAGCAACTATTGAAAAAGTTTTCAGTAACGTTTCTGTAGACGCCTCACCCCCAACAGAAACTCAAATACGTGATTCGTTGGCACGAGACTTCCTAACTAAAGGAACTAGTTTGCAGTTAGGGGTGGGTGACGTAGATTTCCATAACGGGTACGGGACGGATTTCAGTACCCCTGATACAATGGAGAAAAGTTTAAAGGCTTTAGGGTCATACGGTGTTAAGCCAGAAGACATCACATATTCTTTGGCTGGAGGAAAACCCCACCCTGTTTTGAAGCCTGAGGTAGCAAAGCGTGTAGCTCTTGAATTGGGGGAGATGCGTGTTCAAGAGAAGGGTGGCAAAAACACTAAACACTCAGATGGTTCTCCTAGAGTACCACACTTTTATTCAGATCAAAAACTTAGCCTCCTTGGCACGGAGGGGCGTCAGAAGTTTATTGACCGCCTGTATAATGATGGGTCTCATACAGGTTCGTTGGATAGGGCAGAGAAGTCACAATCCAGTGATGCGTGGAACGGGCGAAAAGGCCAGTCAGGGGAAACTGATTCGGCGCACATGTCGGGTGAAGGAATGTACATTCGTTCAAGTGATGATGCTACGTCCGGTATCTCGGGCGGTGTGATTCTTTTCAGTGACGATGTGATAAGCAAGTTAGATGCACAGTGGGCCTTCGATGATGTCTGGGGCAACCCTCATAACACAGATCAGGTAGCTAAATGGAATGTGGGCGGCGGGCCGTGGGGGTCCTACATTGATGGGTTGCAGACTGACGGTAGTGGAAATGAAATTTATATTCCACATCAAGTGCCGTGGACTGATTCTGTGGTAGACCTTGGTAAAGTGCCGGGGGATCGTTTAGGGAAGTTAGAAGTAATGGTTGCAGATCAGAATATTGATATTAGTGTTCTTAACAGTAAGCACATTGTTGTTCAGACCGATCCATCTTCCTCCGATGTGCGTTTTGTGGTTTGGGATCAGCCTGAGGGCGGAGGTCCCCTTAAAATGACATTTGGTCCTCCCATTAAGCGATCAGCACTTCCTTCTGCCAAGATTCAAGGTAAGCTAGACAAGTACAAGACTGCTGATCCAAATGCTCCAGTCCTATTTGGGTCTGGAGTTAAAAAACCCGCCCCGTTGCCCTTGCTGGACATTGACGAAGATGATATGATGTAGACCTATGAGCTTTTATAAGAAATTACCCACATGGGTCCAAGACCCATCAAATCAAGACACAGATTATATCCAGTTCTTGTCGTTTGCTAAGGCACGTTTATTCTTCGGAGGCAAGCAACTTGAGCCGTTTGGAGATAGGGTTTTGCCAGATTGGGTAAAATACAGACTGGTTGTTCCCGGTGACGAGATGTCTCGGATTATTAACGGCTTTGTAATAGATGAAATCCCATTCACCGATTACTATCGAATTACGACTGACACAAACGAGGAGTACGACGTAAAGTTTTTGTATGACTTTGATGCGTCTACTCCAGAGATACAGGGTGATGATTTGATCTGTGTTCCAGTTACTGATGAGCGACGGCTAAAGAATTATGGGAGTGGTCCCTTCGACAAGATGGTTGTTTCGCCGTTGTCCACGACAGAGTTGAAAGACGTTCGTGCAGCTTACGGAATGAAAGAGGATTAAAATGATCTTTGCATTTGACCTACCTATTACGCCCGTTCGGGCGATGGCTCTCCGACAAGTACGTCCTGCGGACAAGCAGTCTGTGAGTTATAGCCCGTTAGCGGCTGAACGTGTTTGGGCGTGGGACCCAAAGAAAGAAGTACTGAAGGTATTTCTAAAGCCTGACTCGTTTGCTTCTCGTGATCATAAAAACTTTAAAGCCGACTATGGGAAACGGCCTGCTGCGGAGCAGTGGGAAATTGTTGCTCGTGGCGACATGAAACCAAAATACATTCGCAAGTTTGTTGATGATCCTTCGCTTTTCAACGAGTTAGGGTGGGTTAAGTTGACAGACAAGTAGGAGTTGTGTTACACTTGTACGATTCACACGAAAGGAGAAAACTATGTGGATGTACACAAAGCACGGCGCTTACTCGGTGGTTGAACATTATTCTGGCGAGGAAATGATGGTAAGAACACGTCATCGCCAGTATCTTGAGGATTTGATGGAGGCGGCAGAGGTTTCACACGAAATCGTTGTCACCCCAGACCGAGACTATGAATTCCGAATTGTGGTAAGCAAGGCGGAGTGGGATGTTATCGGAAAGTATTTGCTTACTTCGATCACATATCCAGACTTTAAGACACATCTGAACCGGTCAGGATTTTTTGATGATTCGGTAGAGGAGAGTTACGCAATCTATACAGGCGCATATAATAGTTATGTGAAGAATTCTAATTCTATTTATGCCTAACGACATGGAGTAGAAAATGGCAAAGGACCCCTTGGCTGGTCAAACAGTACCAACAAAAGAAATGGCAGAAGAACTGTCACGTATTTTAGGCTGTTCTGGGTCGCACCGTGTTGGTGATGACACTTGGGGTCCTTGCCAATCTCCACGTGATTTGATGAAACTCATTGAGTTGGGTAACCCTGCTTTCCGTGACTGGAAAAAGAACCAGACAGGGAAGAAGGTCGTCGTGGACATTATGCGTATGAAGGCGGCTAAGACTAAGGGTGTTTTTAAGAATCGCCGGGAGGCCGAAGAGACTGCGGCTCGTTTGGGGTGTGTCGGTGCTCATCAGGTCCGTCAGGGCGTTTGGGCACCTTGCGCTACACCGGAGGAGCACAATGCGGCACACGGTAATGCTGGCTCTGGTCGTTCTCGGGTGTTGCGGGCACAGCGGCCTGCACGACGTGTTGTTGTGAATCAGCGTGCGTGGGAGAAACTTCGGGAGCGAGGCCCGTTAGGGATTGAGACTTTGCCGGGTGGCGGTTTGGTTTCAGGTAAGGCTGGCGTGAGTGATTCGTTTAAGCCTACTGGTGGGATGGTTTCAGAAGCGAAGAAGGGGCTTAAGTGGCGGCGTGAGAATGGCCGTGGCGGTACTATGGTCGGCGTGGCTCGTGCTAGAGACATTGCTAACGGTAAGAACTTGCCGTATGGTACTGTTAAGCGTGTTAAGGCATACTTTGATCGTCACCAGAGTGATTCTAAAGCTGAGGGTTATCGGCCCGGAGAGAAGGGTTTCCCTTCTAATGGTCGAATTGCTTGGGCGCTTTGGGGCGGTGACGCTGGCTATACGTGGGCTAAAGACATTGTTGAGCGTGTTGAGGGCAGCAAGAAGTCGTTTGATAGTATTGATGAGAAGCGGTTTTATACCACCGCTCGTCGTGCCGAGTATGCCAAGCGGGGTATAGCCCTGCCGGATGGGTCGTATCCGATTCGGGATGTTGGCGATTTGCGAAATGCTATTCAGGCGTATGGTCTTGGTAAAGACAGGGCGGCGGCAAAGGAGCATATCATGAAGCGTGCCCGTTCTTTGGGGCGTACTGATTTGATTCCGGCCAATTGGAAGACTAGAGAGAAAGCGGCTAGGCGTTATGGGCCTAACGATCCTAAGACGCCTGCTAAGCGTTCGGAGCGAGTCCGTGGTTCACGTCGAAATAAGCCGGGGTCGGCTTCGGGGTCTAGGGGCGGTATTAAACTTTCGGCGGCGGTTGAAGCGTCTTTGAAGAATAAAGTCAAAGAGCATAACGAGAAGATGGAAAAGCGAAATAAAGATGGGCGTCGTGTTACTCTAGGTATGTTAAAGGCTGTATGGCGGCGAGGCGCTGGAGCTTTCTCGTCTAGCCACCGACCGGGCATGGGTCGCCAACAGTGGGCAATGGGACGTGTCAATGCGTTCTTGCGTTTAGTGTCTAGCGGTAAACCGTCTAATCCCAAGTACACGACAGACAACGATCTGCTCCCTAAGAAGCACCCACGCAGTACTCGTAAGTAGATTAGTTGATCTAACTGAGTGATATACACTACACTATATTTCAGTACTGCATAAACAGATTATTACAAAAGTTCCCGTGATTGTCTTTACGTTGGTGCTAGCATAATAAATGACTGGTTCCGCCCCCCATTATTTTTGATGTTGGGTCGCCTGTCATTAAACAGTATGTAAAACTCAAACCTTAAGGAGACTAACATGAGTTTTGATGAAAGTCGGCTCAACGAACTGAAGAGCGCCCTGGACTCAAAGATGTCAGAGCAGCAACAGATCGCTGATTCGATCCAAATGGAGGGTGAAACCCTCATTGCGGACGACGAGAAGAAGGCCGCTTTTCAAGGAAACATGACCCAGATTCGTGAGATCAAGGGTCTTATTGATGACATGACTACCCTGCGTGACGTGTCAGCATGGTCATCGGAGGCTGAGTACAAGTCAGTCGCCGCTGAAGTTGCTGCCGGGTTTGAGGCAGAAGTTGCTCACAACCGTGGTTCGGTTGGCGAGCAGTTCCTCGGCTCAGATCAGTTCAAGTCACTTGAAGGTGGACGTAACGGTGTGAACATGTCTGCGCCTTTCGAGGCTAAGTCACTCCACACCAAGGACCTCTACTCAGGACTGCCAACAGGCACCCCTTCAGCCTTCGGTGCTGTTGAGCGTGATGGCATTGTTCCGATTGCACAGCGTCGTAGCCGTGTTCGTGACCTTTTCCCGGCACGCACGACCAACGCCGCCGTCATTGAGTACTTCCGTCAGACCGGCTTCACTAACGCCGCTTCAGTTGTTCCTGAGTACTCCTCAGGCAACTTCGGTGCGAAGCCGCAGTCTTCAATGACTTTCGTGGGTGAGCAGGCTCCTGTTCGCACGATTGCTCACTGGGAAGCCGCTCACCGGAACGTTCTCGCTGACGAGCCGCAGTTGCGTTCGATCATCGACAACGAACTCCTGTACGGTCTTCGTCTGACCGAGGACAACCAGATTCTCTCAGGTGCTGGCACCGGGGAAGACCTCACTGGTATCCTCAACACGTCGGGCATCCAGACCTATTCATGGTCAGCAGGCGCAACCGCTCCTGTTGCCGACACCAAGGCTGACGCTCTTCGTCGTGCGGCTACGCTTGCGTACCTCGCCTACTACGAGCCGACCGGCATCATCGTCCACCCTGGTGACTGGGAAGACATCGAACTCACCAAGAACTCACAGGGCACGTATCTTCTTGCCATGTCAGTTGCTGGTGGTGCAGAGTCACGTGTCTGGCGGATTCCCGTCATTGACACGCCTGCTATCGCTGAGGGTACTGCTCTCGTCGGTGCGTTCGGTACTGGTGCTCAGTTGTACGACCGTGAGGCAGCTTCAATCCGTATTTCGGAACAGCACTCAGACTTCTTCGTCCGCAACGCCATCGTGGTGCTTGCTGAAGAGCGTCTTGCCCTCGCCGTGAAACGGCCAGAAAGTTTTGTCAAGGTTACGTTCGACGCAGCCCCTAGCTGAGCCGAGTAACTAACACAAATTAAGTTTAAGGGATTGCCCCGGCTCTTCGGAGTCGGGGTTTTCTCTTGCCCCTTTTATAGCGTTTCTTCTTGCTTAGCATTGCAGTATACGCTATACTATGTGTATGGCTACTTTTAAATCTAAACCTTGTGCAACATGTCAAACAGTCTTTACTCCCACCAGTGGGGTGCAAAAGTATTGTGAGTTGAAGTGTAAACCCAAATTCTCTTATACCCACACATGCACTCACTGCGGTGCTGCGTTTAAGAGCAAGCAGAAGAAGCAGGTGTTCTGCTCTCAGCAGTGCTACGGAGCGTCTGGTGCAGCAGCTAAGTCCGGGGCACAAGGTGGCTCAGTGTTCCGTGTCCGTTCGGGCGGTAAAGGGTTTCACCCCAATGCTCCTGACATTATCAAAGATGGTAAGTTTGGTACACCTAACTCGTGGTCAGACGATAGAGGTTACATCCTGTATTACTGGGATCATCCTTCCACGACAACGAAACGTGTCCATGAGCATCGGGCGGTAGCTTATGCGATGGGTCACAGCATTGCAGGGATGCACATAGATCACATTGACACTGACCGTGGAAACAACGATCCG